AGTAACAGCTGAGACCGCATTACCACCCTTACCCCCAGCACCGTTAGGGCCACCAGCACCGCCACCAGCGCCACTGCCATGACCTGTGACTGCGGAAGTGCCAGTAGAACCATTACCGCCAGCGCCGCCATTAAATGTAGAGCCTATACCACCAGCACCGCCAGCGGAAGTTGGGGTAGTTGATGCGGTACCCCCACCCCCACCGCCAGCAGTTGCTGCGCCAGAGTTCCAAGATGTAGTGCCACCAGTGCCACCATTACCATTAGTAGTACCAGCCCCACCACCAGCACCAACAGCGACAGTAATAGTCCCAGAGAGAGTTTGGTTGGTCAGGCGTGTAAATCCACCACCGCCGCCGCCGCCACCGCCAGCACGATTACCGCTAGAAGAGTAACCACCAGCACCACCACCACCACCACCGAACAAATTGATTGTATTGGATGAGTTGTTCCAATCGGCTGGAACAGTCCAAGAAGTCGTACCGCTAGGAATCAACACAATCGCATTGTTGGCACGTTGCGTGGTGAATACTGCATAGCCTCTATTTGGTGCTGTCGTATTGATAACAGAGTTAGCACCAACATACCAAGTATCAGATATGGGATTACCAATAGCATCACGCACGTTTAGGTAATCGATACCAGTAAGGTATCCACCACCAGCTTTAGCCAGCGTGTATGGAGTGCCAGCAATAGAACCATTAAGCGTTACTACGTTTCCAGCCGCTCCTTTAACAGACCAAGTGGTAACTGTTGTGGTAGTATTTGAAATAAAGGTAATCGTGTGTGCAACAGTCTTGGTGCTAGCAAGTTCAGTAAATGTATTGCCACCGCTAATAGTCAGAGTCGAAGTGCCAGTAGAGCCGCCAATAGTTAGTTTGTTATAAGTGAGGCCACCACCAGTAAATGTTCTTGCAGATGTTGTTGTATTGCTAAGAACGATATTTGCTGTGTCTTTATTAAAAGTAAGTCCTGTAGTGCCAAACGTATCCCAAACAATACCAGTGCCACTCAAAGTCCAAGTGCCAGAACCCATTGTGAGCGTTCTGGTATTGGAGTTGGAAGAGCTAAATGCGGCACAAGTTATGTTTTGATTATTGGCGTTTAACGTGCCTTGCGTAAATGTCAAAGTGCCGCTTGATAAAAACGCATCACTAATAGTTACCGTAATACCAGAACCACTAACAGTTACCGAGCCAAAAGTTTTTCCAGCACTAGTAATTGTTCCTGTGGCGTTAACAGTTAATGTGCCGCTATAAGTAAAAGTCATACCGGCAACTAATGCCACGCTGCCCGATACAGTAATTGCGGCTGTTCCTGCCAGAGTTCCTGTAAACCCTGTGCAAGTAATGCTTTTGGCGCCAGTATTGCCAGTAGAAATAGTTACAGCGTTTGCGCCAGAAGCAGCATCAAAGAAGACATCGTCTGAAGTTGTTGGAACCGCTTGCCCACCAGCACCATTAGACGTAAGCGCCCACTTGGTTCCGGCTGTTCCGTCCCAAGCAGCGGCACCACCAACCCAAAAGCGGTTAGCCATTAAGCCCCCGGATTAGCCATATACTCGCGCCACTTGGTATATTGCTCCTTCTGGCGCTGTTCAATAACTTCTGGAGTCAATGCGTCCCATTCTTCTTGAGTCATTTCCCAAGTGTCTTGGTAGACGTAAACATCATCTCGAATGGCCCACGCAAAACGAACAACAGGTGCGGAGTTCAGCAGTTCCATGCCGTTCTCCTGATTAAGCAGTTAGTTCTGCTTCACCAAACCACCGCTGTTGGGTTTCGCCATTAACGTCCACCCACGAAATCAGATAGGAAAAATTACCATCTTCATCCATGCGCAGGGCTTCAACCGGACCTTCGGGAATAACGGCGACCGCCTTAACCATGTCACCTTTTTTAAATTTAGTAGCCATTTAGTTCTCCTTAACCAGCAAGGCTGAGAGTGTAAGTAACGGTCAGCGTATCGCCAGACACAACCGAACGGTCACCCGGCGCTGAAAAGTCAGCAGCCGAATACAGAGTGCCAGTGCTACCGCCTTTGGTGCTGTTGGATACAAGGAACGCACCACCAACAGTAGTTGTGCCGTTGATGCTAAACGATGCAGGGGAGGCGCTATTGGTGGCTACAGACGGGTTTGCCGTGGTCGGGGTAGCAAACGTACAGGCAGGTCGCGTGGCGTTGCTGTATGTGGTGTTTTCAGTCCAACCGGCATGAGAAGCCATCGTATCGCCAGCGGCTGGGTTGTTGGATGCAGCAGCACCATACAGACCAAGATACCAAGCAGCAGTATAAGCAGAACCAGTAAAATACTTGGCATTCATATCCTGAAGACCACCGTTTACCACAAGATTCTTGGACTCGGCTTCCCACTTGAGATTGCCGTCCTTATCCCAGCATTGAATGTGATAAACACCACTAGCCTTTGCGCTGTCAGCAAGGCCACCATTTTGTTCAATCAGGGCCGCAGTGGCATCGCTGATTTTAATTTCTTCATTCATAACTATTCCTTAAGAAATTCGGACTAACGCCGATGTGTTTGATGCTACAGGGAACTGAACTTGGAATTGGGTAGTAGATGTTTTATCTGACCCAAAATCAAGAACAAACAAAGCAATGTTACTACTATCTTGATAAATCAATGCGCCACGAGCAGTAATAACACCAGTCCAAGTAGCGTCAGAAAAATCTAAATATGCAATGCCATCTAAAATAGCAGTGGCAGGAGTAATAGCCTGTCCACCTGCGGTGTATCCCGTCGCTACAACTTCATTGTCAGTCGTGTATGCAGCGGTCTGCGCGTTTAACGTAGCGTAGGAATCGTACAGGGCAATCTTGAAAGTCTGGGTAGTAGGCGCGGAAAAGTCAAACGTACCAGCCAGCAGGCCAGATTTAAACGTGTCGCAGGTGTAGTTGCCAGTAAATGCCATTACACAACCCCATTATTTTGAGGGAGCGGAGCAACTCTGGACTGTCCAGAACGGTAAGCATCGCTACGCTCAAGACCATCACCCAGACGTTTCGCCATCATAAGCGCTTCGTCATACCGTTTCTGGTACGCAGCGTAAACATCCGGCTCACCCTTCATGTAGGTGTACGCTTCCAGCAAAGAGCCATAAAAGAGAACGGAATCAAAGTTATCACCGAGCCAAGTAGTGCTGGCGGTGACAATTGATTCTGGGTAATAGTAGTAATGCAACTCAATGTAATACGCATCATTAGGAGTCGGGCCTAGAATGAACGAAAGCTCATTTGTAATAACTGATGAACTTGTCGTGGTCGGCCCAAACAAAGCATAGTAGGCTGGTACGCCAGTATCGTTTGGGGATGGATATGCAGCACGAATAAAGTTAACGTCTTTGTTTAACAGATATTCGTATGTGCCGGTATTTATGTCACCCCCGGTAACTCCGGTAGCAACCGCCATTGAAAACACTGAAAGAAAATCATTTGGCGCAGAAAGATACTTATTACCAGAAAAGGTTGTACCGGTAACATTTTTACGCAGTGACGGAAACTGAATCGTATTATAAATACGTTGTTCAGCTTGTTTAATGAACGTGTTTATATCATCAGTTGCAAACTGATTCTCAGTATAGCTTTGAATCTCAGCAACTAATTGTGTGTAGTTCATGATTAAGCCATCGGGCCGCGAGCCTTAGTACCCTTGGTAGCAGCGCCGCAACCACGGATTTCAATGCCATCAGTCTTAGCCGGGGCGTAGTCGTTTCGGACAATGTTGCCAACAGACATATTTACGTCGTTAGCCTTCATGCGGTTGCCGCCCTCATAGCCGCTGTTCTTTATGTCAACACCGGCCTTGCCATCCATAGTGTGCGGTTCAGCATAGACTTCGGCAGAGCCGACTTCTTTGCCACCTTTCTTCATACTGAAATTAGCCATTATCGACCCCGCGACGAAGTGCGTTGATTGATGACCTTAGCCATGCCGCGACCATACTTCTTCATATCAAGATTGGTCTTGCCGCCTTTGGCGAAGCCCTTGCCGTGCATACGCTTTTCGTGCGACTTAACTTCTTCGTCGGCAATCTTCTTAACTTCTTTCTTGTCCATGATTGTTCCTTAAGTTGTTACTACGGTTACTGTCCCAAGTGTAATTTGCAGCGCCAGATTGTTTGGCGTTAGGTAATCATCATTTGCCCTTGAGCCACCAACCGGATTCCAACCCCATTGTATAATTCTACTACCTCCGCCATCATTTCCAGAAACATAATAACTTGTATCTGGTCTTGGTTGACGAACGGCTTGCGGGTCATTAACTGGATACATACCAAGTTGCAACTGCGGTTGGTCCGGTTCCCAGCATTGCGGACAAACACGAATGTTCGTCAGCTTTGTTTTAATCGTCAAATACTTTAAATGCAGCAGCTTATAGCGGAACCCACATCGGTCACATTCCGCGATTGAATGCTTGCCAGATGAAAACCTGTTAGGCATTTAATCACCTATAAAACAAACTGCGCGGAACAAATCGAACTGGAGCCTTTTCCCGGTCTTCGTCAGCGGCAAGCTGGAATTGTTGTTCGTAGTCAGCTTTAAGTTCCATACGACGTTGC